AATCATGAGAATGAGAGAAAAAGATCCTGAGTTTGATTTAAAAATAGCATATTTAGCGACAGTCCTAAAGTGGGATTTTTCAGCGTTTGAACGTCAGTCAACAACCAAATCAACACGGAAGTTGGCAGACGCAATAAAGGGTACAAGAAAAACTGGTTCCAGACCAAGTAGAGGTACTTCGAATAATGTTGATTTTGACACTATGAGAAAATCTCTACGATAGGAGCTATTTATATATAAACAACAAGTAATAATTAAATTAATTAAAAATGGCAAACACAATTAGTTCATTACAAATGTATGCTCCTAAGAGTTGGTCTGGCCTTACGACAGAAAACCACTTAGGAAGTGTATTTGCTCAAGAGCCTACATTGGTGTCTAACATCATCAGTAGAGTTTTTGGATTGAATCAGTACGCAGGTATTGATTACTTTTTATCAATTGGTGGAGGAGAACAAGAACTTCCAGATGATAACGATTTCGAATGGTACCTAAAAGGTGACGACGAAAAAGCAATTACTATTACAAATTCTTTAGGTGGAACTCCAGGTCAATATGGAGCTGAAATGTTAATTGAATTTGCAGAAAAGTATTTTGCTGTTTCTGATAAATTAGTATTAGACGACGGTGAGACTGCTGTTCGTGTAATGCGCGAGCCTTATATGAATGGTATTTCATGGGTTTACCCTTGTGTATTAATGTCTGCAGATAATTCAGACTTTGTAGCTCCTTCATTATTAGCTGCAGGATCTAAAGCGAGTAAAGAATACTCTCCACAAGAAAGAACTTTAAACAGAGCTTATGGTGAAACTAGCTATACTTCTCCGTTCAAAATGCGTAATGCTATGTCTTTCTTATCTAAGACTTACACTATTCCTGGTAACATGCACCAACGTCCTTTAGTTATTGAGATGATGGATCCTAAGTCTAACAAGACTACTAAGATCTGGACTCAATATGCTGAATACGAATTTATGTGTCAGTGGATGAAAGAGAAAGAACGAATGTTATTCTTCTCTAAATCTAACAAACAAGCTAATGGTACTTATAATATGATGGGTACTTCTGGTACTCCTATTATTGAGGGTGCTGGTATTCGTGAGCAAATCTCACCATCGTACAAGTTCCACTATACAGACTTTACAATTGATTACTTAGAAGATGTATTATTGAACTTATCAATTAACATTCTTCCAGAAGATCAACGTCACTTCGTAGCGTTTACAGGTGAAAGAGGTATGGTACAATTCCACAGAGCTCTTGAAAACCACGCTGCTCGTTTCCAACCATTAGATTCTAAACGAATTGGTGGAGCTGGACAAAACTTATCATTCCAAGGTCAGTACAGAGAGTTTATGGGACCACAAGGTATCCGATTTACTTTAGTACACTTACCAATGTATGATAATGAAGTACGTAACCGTGTACCACACCCACAAGGTGGATACACTGAGTCTTACCGATACACTATCCTTAACATGGGTACTTCAGGCGGTGAGAAAAATATTCGTCGAGTATATCCTAAAGGACGTAAAGAATTAATGTGGCACGTAGCTGGTTCTACTTCTCCACTTGGTCCTAACACTTCGTTCTCTAAAGGATCTGCTTCTGCAGTAGATGGTTACCAATTATTTGCTCAAGCTCAACAAGGTGTTCTTATTCAGAACCCAATGTCTTGTGCTGAATTGATTTACTCATCAACTGTTTGATAGATAATAATAAATTAATATAAACACAAAAGAAGATGGCAAAGAAAGCGGCAATAAAAGAGAGCGCACCTGTAGTAGAGGAAAGTGTTATAATAAATTCATCACCAGATAAAGTGACTTTAAAACCTATTAAGAAAAATGGATGGTTACCCGACGATCACGACGGGTCCATCCGTTATTCTAAATGTTTTGAACGTTTAACTGTTCAGGCTATGAAAGGTACTGGAGTTCTTAATACTGGTTTAACTGAAGATGACGAAAGAAGATTAGAAAATAAAATGAATATGTCTCCTGGCACATTGTCAAGATATAATAAAGATTATTGGACAATGTTTAGAGTAGATGTTCCAAAAGACGGTGTTACTTTAAATCTTTCGTTTCCAGAAGATGAATTAAAATATTTAGTTTTAAAAGCTCACCAAAGAGTTGCAAACTCAGAAATGGAAAGATTTGATTCTCCATTTGCAGAGTATGTTATGACTTCGCAAGAGCAAGAAGCTAAAGTAGAAAATAAGAAATCTAAACTTAAGCGTAAAGCTTACAAGGTATTTAGTAATATGAATACTACAGAAATGAAAGATGTTCTTAAAGTTATGGGTAAACGAGCTGGAGACGATGCGTCTGTAGACTTTGTTGAATCACAACTGGATAAAAT